GACAAAAAAAAGAGGCAACAGGACGTTACCCCTTTTCACTGAAAACAAAGAAAATCAACAGATATTCGCACCCTATTGAATTCACAAAGATATAAAAATACCTATTAAATTCATAGGGTATTGAATTTATTTATTCACTTGTAGGGGTATTGAATTTAATTATAGAGTTAATAAGGATAGTAAGGTTTTATCCAGTACTCATAAAATATGCGTTTTGCTTTTTTCATCTACCCTGACCTTTATATTTTTTATGATAGTTTTTAGAGCTTTTTAAGGCACTCATTTTACTTTTTGCATGAATACCTTTACGTTTCTTAGATTTGCTCTTATATGTACTTATTTTAAGCGTTCTAGCCATTATTTCTTAAATATACTAGTTGCTTTTTCTGTAGTTCTACCACCAAAATAAGCTAACACAACTGCCATCATTACTTTTTCAAATGTGTCGTTCCATGTTGCTCCAATGTGAAAAGGAACACTTTCTATGCTATCTAATATACCAGCTAAACTAAAAACAACTATACACCATACTAAAACTAACGGACGTACATTCTTTGAAAGCCATGAATCGCTTATAGAATCAGCTTGCCATCTATTTGTTATAGATTCTATTTCTTTATTTTGTTGTTCATAAATTAACTGTTGTAACTTTATTTTATCGTCATTAGATATTTTAGATTTACCTATTTCAGCTAAAGCTTCTTGTGGAGAGCTCACTCCGTTTAATACGTTACCAAGTGTTGGATTTATTACAGATGCAGCTCCAAATAATAATTTGCCAACTGTAGTATCCTTAAATTTCTTTTTATCAGGCATTTGTTATATCTATATATTTAGTTTTACCGTTTTCTTTAATAGCTTGTAAACATCTTTTTCTATTAGAATCAGCATCTACATAACTAACATGAACCCAATCTGGGTTTTCATCTGTGCCAAACTCCCAAATAAGTTGGTCAAAATCCAAGTTATCTTTAATATAATGATACATAAAAGCATTGCTAACATTACCATAGTAATCATCAATATCAATAGCTCTACCTTGACAATGTTGGCTTTTAATACTACCACCAATTGCTTTATTAAGTTCTTCACATCTAAAAAATGAGTTTATTTTTATAGGAACATCAATAGCTACTCTAAGTGGCTCAAAGACATGCTTTGCTACCATTTCCATATTTTGTAATTGATATTCATTAGGTATGTTTTCTATGCCTAAACGTAAAGCTGTAGCACTTCTAGTAGCTTCCTTGTAAGTAATATGTTTACTTATTCTGTTCACTAGTTAGTACTTGCTCATTTTAATTTCTTAGTTTTTTGAATAGTATATACTATCGTACAGATAAGAAGTATAATTTTTAACCATACTTCAACCTCACTTAATGATATTAGAAAAGCTATTGAGTTTAAAAAGTATATCTTCATATCTGCAAAATCCATAGCGTTATTCTTTTACTTCTTCAGCTTCTTCAACAATGTCTTCGTAAGAACCATCTTGTAAGTTGATATTGATTTTACCATACTTTCCTTCTAGTTCTTCTTTTACTTTGTTCTGTTCTTCTCTAACTTGACCTAGAGCGTGTAGTAAGCTATGTTTTTGCTCACTTAATGTACCTAAGTCGTGTTTGATAGCAGAAATCTTTTTTTCTGACTCTAACAATGATTCTAATTCTTCTTTACTAATTTTTGACATTTTATTAATTTTATAGTTATATACAAATATATTAAATTAATCCCAGCTTGGATATAATGTTTCATCTATAGGATTCTTTTTTAGCTCTATTTGTTTGTCTATGTTTTCTTTCATACTGTCAACATCTAGTCCATCTTCTAACCATCCAACTACATCTTCTTTAGTTAAATCTTCATAAGGAATAAAAGGATTTTCTTCAGTATATTGTACACCTAAAGTACCTATTGAACTTGCTAATACAGGTTTTTCTGAATCGTCTTGACCTATAAAAGACCAATGTATTGTGTATATTACATTGTCTAAGTCGTTTTCGTGGATTTTAGCATCTAATGCGTTTATTCTCCAATTATAAGTATTTGCCATATTTATTTATTTATTTATTTATTTTAACAATTATTACAGAACCCACAATCGTAAATACTTTGAACAACAGGGCTGTTTGCATTAAATTTTATTAAGAAATCATCAACAACTAAAGTTGCTGCATTTACAGAATAATTAATAGGTGTTAAATCATCATAATAAACAGTATCTCCAACTGAAGGTAATGTTCCTGAGCCGTTGTGATAGCGAGTATAAGTAGTAGAACCATACAAACTATTACACATAACTGTGTCGTTAGTACCTAAAGAAAAACTACTCGACTGAAAAGCTGTTAAATTAAAACTTTTACCATAAAACTCAGAATAGCTATGAGGAGCAGCTTGATTTACACCTGCACCTTCATATAACTTTACTAAAGAACCTGCTTGTGGAGTAGAACTATCACCAGACAAAGGTGCTTCAGCATTAGAGCTTCTACCTGCTTCTGTGTTTATTTGACTTGCCTTTATTTCTCCTGAACTTGGTAATGCCATTATTTACAATTACAATTATTACAAACACAAGGTTTGTTTTTTAATACTTCTATCTCTGATTTTAACTCTTTTACAGCTTCTACTAATACTGCTGTAATCTTTTCATAATCTACTGTTTTATATTTTTGTTCTTTATCAAATATTACTTGTTTTTCTCTTACTATTTCTGGTATTATATTTTCTACTTCTTGTGCTATAAATCCTATATCTTTCTGTCCTTTTCTATTTCCATTATTCCATACATATTCAACACCTTTTAGATTCATTACTTTATCTAAAGAACTTTCTAATGGTTTTACATTATCTTTTAATCTTTTATCAGATATAGTTGTAGAATAAGCGACAACATCTCCATCAACGTGTAAATCTCCATCTGATTCTAAACGCATTCTTTCTGCTCCGTTTGACTGAAAGTATAAGTAATCTGAAGCATTATTATAAATTATTGCTCCTCTATCATCATCTGCTGTATCTCCTAATACCAAACCTGCAAGACGAGTTGTTCCTGAAACTACTGAAATTATAGCGTGGTCAGAAGCATTTTCAACGTGCAAATCTCTTTGAGGATTGGTAGTTCCAATTCCTACGTTTGTAGTATCTCCTGTTCCAACACGCATAACAAAGTTATTGTTAGTATAGAAACTGTGTTGTGAATTTGTTGAGTGACCTGAAGCGTGATATTGTAAATCATAATTAGGGCCAGATGTAAAGCCGTGCCTTGTAGTACCACTATTAAATAAATATAGTTTTAAACTTGCATCTGTATATCCATTAGAATAATTATTATTGAATAACATTCTTGTAGGACTTGCAGTTGAGGTTTGTGTACCACTTCCACCCACAGTTGTTATAGCTGTACCGATTCCTACGTTTCCTCCATTTGGTTGCAGTAGTAAACTATATTCTTGAGATAAATCAGTTACATCTGTTACTTGTAACCATCCATTTGCAGTTGTATGGTCGCAACCCATATCAAGTGTAGCATTATTAGATGCTTTAAGTCTTAATAATCCTGTTTGAGTAGTGCCTGAACCTGCAGGTAATCCTGAATTGCCTGTTACACCTAGTTTAACAGAATTAGTGTTTGTAATACCAATTCCTACATCTCCTCCAGAAGTAATACGCATTCTTTCAGAACCATTACCAGAAAAAGCTAAAGTTCCAGATGCTGGAGAATATAATCTTGGAGAAGTTGCTGTTCCATCTGAACCACCATTATTTAAAAGCTCTAAATGGCTCATCCCTTTTAAAATTCCACCTCCTGTTATATCTACGTTTCCAGAACTGTCAATAGTCATTCTTTCTAATAAACCACCTCCTGAAGCATCTTTTGTTAAAAATCGTAAACTTCCTTGATGATATGCTGATGCTGTTCTTTGCCCATAAATTGCTGATGTAACAACATCATTTACCCCATCTACAACAAAATTAATTCCTGCACCTGCTGAATTACCTGTATTGTCATTTTTTAATGTTAATGTATCAACTACACTATCAGCATTACCTCCAACTACATCTAAAGCAGTATCAGGACTTGTTTCTCCAATTCCTACGTTTCCGTCACCTTTAATAACCATTTTTTGAGTAGCATCATTTAAATTTGCAACATCATTATTATGAGTATAAAAGTTTAATTGTGTTCCCCAATGAGAATTGCTGTCAGTTCTTGAGCCAGTTATCCCACTCCAATGCTGCCCTTGGGTTGTTGCACCAGTTGCAAAATAAATACCTACCATATCATTAACATTGCTTGAAATAGTATTTAAAATACCTTTCATATTGCTTCCATTAGTTATAGTAGAAGAATAAGTGTTTGAGCCTGTAGAACCAATGTGCAATGCTGAATCAGGCGAAGTAGTACCAATTCCTACGTTTCCTGTGTTTTTAATTCGTATTCTTTCTGTATTATTTGTTTTTATCTTTAAATCATCATTACTAAGTGTACCAATAAATGCTTCTTGAGCTACACCTGCAGAATTCTGGCTTCCCATAGCTACAATAAAATCACTACCTGAACTAGCTACAATATAGCTTGGGTCAGTAGCAACAGTTGCATCTGCGTGAACAAGATAGTTAGGCGATGTAGTTCCGATTCCTAATCGACCATTTGCACCTGATAAAGTTATTAAATTACCAGTATCTAAATCAGAGCTTGTGCCAATCATAAAATTACTACCATTAGCACCTAAAGCAAAATCTGTTGATGAAGAATTAAATGCTAAAAATATTTCACTAGCACTATTATCACCTATCGTTACATTACCAGCAAAAGTTGCGTTTTGTGAAGAATCTAAAGTCAAAGCAGTAGTACCACCACTAGTCATAAAGCTTAAACTTGAACTACTACCTAATGCACTAATACTACCAACTAAATTTGCTGATTTAAATATAGCCACACCACCATTACCAGCATCATTCCCTGATTGTACCATTATTCCTTCAGTATCTACTAAACTATCTTGATTTACTGTTAATTTAGCTAATGGAGTATCTTCATCTATTCCTATTTTACCCCCAGATGTTATACGCATTCTTTCATTCCAAGTAACTGTACCACCTGCTGTTCCAGTAATTGCATTGTAAAAGTGCATTGTTCCATCTGTATTATAATATTGCCTCGCTGCTGCACCTGAACCTATATATTTATAAGCAGTTCCATCGTAATAAGAATTGCTCATTAAATTCATATCTCCACCTGTTGAAGCTAAAGATGCTTTTTCAACTTGTAAAACAGTAAATGCACTCCAAGCACTTGGTGTTTCTCCAATTCCTACGTTTCCTAAACTATCAATAGTCATAACAGTTGTCCCACTTTTTTGTATTTCAAAGTTCCCAGCTCCATTAGAATTTAAGAATGTTTTTCTATCTGAACCTAAAGCATCTGAACGAGAAACAGCTAATGAAATTGATGCATCACCTGACTCACCTTCGTTACTGTGAAAAGATGCTATGGTTGTAGTTACACCATCAGCAGATTGTGCATCAATAGTTAGCTTTTCAGAAGGCGAAGCAGTTCCAATTCCTACATTTCCAGAACTGTCTATATTTACTTTAGCTGAACCACCTGCAAATATTCTTACCCCTTGACCTGCTGATGTTCCTGCAATACCAGACGAAAAATCAGATGCACCATTAAAGAAAATACCTTTGTTTTGAGGAACAAAAATATCATCTCCAGTAGTTACACTTCCTGTAACAGTAACTCCTGTGCTTGTAGTTTCAAACTTTTTAACATCATTATAATATAATTCTGCTACATCTCCATTAACTCTAAAAATATTATCTCCTGAAGCATTTACTAATCGAGCATCATCTCCTTTTATATAACCAACTGTACCATCACTATAAATTTGTAAATCATTTCCTGCACCATAAATACTTTTACTACTATCTGCAAAAGTTATATCATCTCCTAAACTTACTGCTATATCCGTACCACCTGTAGTATTACCATTAGCTAATACTTCTGACAGTTCGTTATTATCTCCTATAGCAGAATCTACATAAGCAGTAGTAGCTACCTTTGTTGAATTATCACCTTGCGATTGTGTTGTAGCTGTAGTTGTTGAACTAATAGTTCCGTCTAGTTGACCACTGAAGGTTGTAGCATTTACTATACCACCAATAGTGATATTATAAGGCATAGAAATTGTCAATGATTGACCACTTTGTACAGTTGTTATTTGATTTGCTGTTCCATTTATTGCAAAAACTTGAGAATCTAAATCAACTGAACCTGTTCCTCCATTATCCCCACTAAAATCTAAATCTTGAGCTGTAACTTGACTATCTACATAACCTTTAGAAGCTGCGTGAGTATCTGCTGTGGGAGTTTCTGGGATAGTAACATTGTTTTCAAAAGTAGCATTTTGACTTGCATCAATAGTAAATGCTAAATCTGTACCTGAACCTGTATAAAACTTTAATATGTCTATAGATAATAATTCAGCACCACCAGTACTGGTAATTAATCTTAAATCATAGTCATCTGAATTAGGTGCTTTTAAATCTATATAACCACCTGAAGCTCCACCTACTTCTACTCTACCAAATCCAGAACCTTCAACACTTATTACATCATCTACATCTAATGTTCCATCAATATCTACATTACCACTAAAATTAGCTGTTGTACCTGTAATACCATTAGAAAATTCTGCTCCTGATGAGCTTAATCGTAATATTTCTGTATTACCAGCACCATATTCAAATATTAAACTAGAAAGAAAATCTATTTTAGAAGCTCCATCTAATGCCTGTATAGTTAAATAGTGACTATTGGTAGTATCTGTTACTGTTATAGTTGGATTAGTAGCATTTGACAAACTTATAGATGAGCCTGTAGAACTAATATTTCCACTAAATGTTCCTGTAGTTGCCTCTAATGCACCAATAACTAAATCTGCTCTAGCATATCCTGTTCCACTAGTGTTTACTGTTGTAGTAGGTTCTACTAGTAAATCCTTAAATAATCTGTATTTGCCTGTTAGAGCTTCTCTAAACAGTCCTGAGTATAGTGTAGTACCAGAAGGAGTATATTTGCCATAAAAACCTATATCAACTGCATCTGTAGAGGTGTTGTTATTTGCCAATACAATTAAGGGGTCTTTTACAGTTAATGTGTCTGTTCCTACGGTTGTAGTGCTTCCTTCAACTACTAAGTTACCAATTACTGTTAGATTGCTACCTATTTTAGCATCTCCGTAAACATGAAGGTTTAATCCTGATTCTGGTGTTACACCTATTCCTACTTGTGTAGTAGATACATACATAGGTGAGTTATTACCAAAACCATCAGTTAATTGTTTAGCTGAAGTTGTTATATTTCCGTTATCAGAGAACTTTACAAGCGACTGATAAGTATCTTTTATTTTATTTCCTGAAAGTGTAGCCATTATTCAAAACAAGTTGGTTGTGAGTCAATATGTAAAGTGTTCTCGTTTGCAGTATCACCCCACTCGGTGCTACAGTATATCTTTGCCCAATCTATTGTGTTTGCCATTATCTTTCTTTTTTAAATAAGTTAATAATTTTTTTACGTTAACCTCTTTAGGTTTGTAATTCTTTTTTATAATACCCATCCGTGAAATCCTGTATCTTTATCTGGGTAAATATCTTGATTAGAATTGCTATAATACTCATCAAATTTAGATGGTGCATTATAGGTCATGTAATCTATAAATCTTTGAGCATAGTACTCAGCAAAATCTCTTTCCTTTTGAATTAAGAAATCTATCTCTTCTTTGTTTGCAATTTGACTGTTCTCAGAGTTGTGTTTATATACACCTCCATTAGATATAGAATATGCAGCAAAAGGCAAATATTCTACCATAGCAAAGTGTATAAGCATAGGCTGTATGTAATCGTTTACTAAAGCTAAATAATCTCCAGATAAATTACCTGCTATTATGTCATCACTTATTTTGTCATATAAATCTGTACCTAAATAATTTTGTATGTGTATCTCTTGTGCCAAGCTAATAAACTGTATAAACTTATCTGTATCTACATTTGAATTTAATGCAGTGTTTTTAACTAAATCTGACCTTTTTATAAATAGTGCTTTTGCCATTATTCTTCTATATTTATGGATTCGTCTTCTATAACTTCACTATCTTCTTTCTTTATACCAGTTTCCTTCTCTATCTCTGCATCTGTTATAGCATTAGTTAAATCAGTAAATTCTAAAGGTTGTAGTGTTTTAAAGTATATATCTAATTCAATTCCGTTATACATTAATACTCTTTCAAGTTCATCTAGTATAGTAACTTGCATTGGTCTAATAACTGTGTTATCCATAAGAAGTGAAGCTGTTTGTAATTCCTCTGCATTATTTCCTAAACCAGTATTGTCTTTTATACCAACAAGCATGGGCGATACAATTCTGTGTGATACCATAACTTTTCTCATTGATTCATCACTAAGAAATTTATACTGCTCATGTGCGTCACTTAGTATAACTGGCTCAATACTTGCAGAAAGTTCTTTGCTATCGTTAAACGCTAGTATAAATCTACCAGCATTAGAAGAACCACTAAACTTTTCTTGAATATTTTGCTCTATAAGACTTCTTTGTTCTTCTGTAGGAACACCATTATTAAAGTTTATAAGCATACTTGGTGCAAGACCATTTTGTATATTATTTATATGATAGTTAGCTATTTCTTCTTCTAATTCAGCATATTGTAAACCTCCTTGATAATCTACTGGAGAATAATAATAAAATCCAGCTCTATAAGGTTTGATGTATAATATCTCTAATCCAGCATTACTTGTACCAAATGCAGGTATTCTTTTAGGGTTTAACTTAGAAGTAATCTCTGACCAGTCCTTTGCATAGTAATAAGCCTGTATTTGACCCTTGTTATTTGCCTTCTCTGCCCTTAACGTCTCTACAGGTATATGTTCTACTTGTACAATCTTTTTCCTGTCCTTAGAATAGATTATTTGAAGTGCAGCTTGACCCATCATTTTGTAGTCATAGCATATCTTTTTCATACAGTCTTTAGTAAAGAGTTCCTTCATCTCTTTATAATCCTTTTCATTTTCTTTACTATCAACTGCGTCTAATCCTTTTCCGTATATCATTTCTGCTATTCCGTTAATAGCAGCATTGTTTGTAGCACTTCCATTGTATCTGTCTATTAGATAATTGAAATAGTTATTATCTTCTCCGTATTCTACCCAATCCCTATTGTATTGTTCTTTTATTTCAGGGCGTGTGTAAGATGACATATTGACTATATGTATCTTTCCTTTTTCTGCTTTTGGCAACGGCTTACTATTGTATCTTTTTCTTGCCATTTTATTTACTTTTCTCATATTATTACAAAATCGTTATCGTATGTGTTTTCTGTAGTATATACTCCAGAATGTACATCAAAGGTATTAAAATTAGTTTGGTCTGTGCAAAAAATAGAACCTCTATATATAATTACAGAACCGTTTTTGATGGCAAAAGAATAAAATCTGCCTTCAACTAAAGAAAAACTACCTGTGACAGTCATATAACCGTTTGAGTTAGTTACAGAAACAGATACAGAACTTGTAGTTCTTTTAGATTTATCAGTTAGTTCAAACGTTACTGAGCTTTCTGCACTTCTAGGAATAACCTTAAAACTCTGAGCGTCTGTTGATGTTGTTAATATTACCATATTATAAGTAACAAATAATCTGTAATTTGTTTTCATAAAAAAAGGGATACCGAAGCATCCCTTAATTTAACCTAATTAAATTTAGTTATTATGAATTAGTACCTACTGTTACAGTTACAGTTGCACTAGACATTCCAGCATAAGGGTCAGAAGCAGTAGGTGATGCTACAAAGTTAGCTGGTTTTACTTCCATAGCAGATAATGTAAGTGTATAACCACTTAAATCTCCCATAGCAGCTCCAGTAACTATA